AGACTAAAGGTGTGATATTGCCAAGTATTATCTTGATGTCCAAAAGAGGTAGTAACACAAAAGCTATTTGTTTCTGTTATACCACTACTTGTACTAAAAAAGATTGTATAGCTTTCTGGTGGACTATCTTCAAATCCATCAGAACCTAATATACCAATAGTAAATGTCCCTGCATTACCATCATTACTAGCATTAGTATCATAAGGTGCTTGTGTATCAACATGATTAGCCATAGCAATAGGTAATGGATATATAAGTAATAGGCAAACCCCTATGCGTATAATTGACTGTAATTTGTTAAATAACTTCATAATAAATAAAAATGATCGGCATTAAGCCGACCATCTCTATCTATTATAGTCTAAAAAAAAGGGTTTATCCTTTAGGTATTTTAGACATAAAAGGGAATGGAGCGTCTTCCAACGCATTTTGAATTGCTGAAACAGCAGCCGAAGCTCCTGCAATAGCAGCAGCCATTACAGTATCTGCTTCAAACATTCCTGCTTGATTAGCCACTAACACTGCTACGAATGTTTGGGCAAATGTTCTTCCTGCTCTAATTAAAGCAGTTCTCATATAATCTGGCATAATGTACATTATTCCTCTCTGCCAAAAGTTGCATACCAGGTTATTTCCCCTACAACCCCATCAATTTCTAAATTGTTATGGGCTTGTATTTGTTTGCACCTTTCAGCGTCTTCCTTTTTAAAATAGCCATCTACCACCAAACCTCCTGCTTGATCTTGCCAAGCTGCGACATCATCACCTCTTAAATTAGGATATGAGTAAAATAATTTTCTTCCTGTAAATGGTGTTATCTGTCTAGCGTTCTTTTTTTTCTGCAAAGGTATACTTCCATGTATTGAGATCTAGGATACCTGTCTGTTCTATATCAAACTTAGCTTGTACTTTTTTAACCGCCCCTTTTGTTCCATTACCAAACCAACCATCTGAACCTATACCAATTTTCTTTTGCCATAGTTTGATGTCTTGGTGTTTTATCATTGGGGTCTTGACCATAAAAGGACCATGAAACTCAGGTACGCCTGAGAAGTCCCATATATATGATTTCTTTTCTATTTCTGTTTTGCCCTCAATGTAATCGTAATCTTTGTATTCTACTGTTACTAAACTTCCTGAAAGAATAGCATCTCTAATTTTTGGATACACGAATTTGTATGCATCAACACTTGAACCGACAAACCCATCTTTTTTCACAAGATTACTTGTTTGTGAATTTCCTAAAATTAAACAACCAGAGGTCGACTCATCTGTATTCCCTGTATGCCATAAAATATACTCGAATCCAGGCACTTCATTCACATAGATCATGCCACGATGCCAATCAGCACCATATTTACTAAGGTAGCGTGAGTGAAAGCCTCCAACGCTGCGAAGTGTTAAGTCGTAAATACCTTCAGGGATTCTTGTTTCGTGTTTTACTTTTTCTGCCCTGTATTCATCTTCAATGGTATAGCAAAGGAATTCCCTTTTCCCATCTGTGACATCAAACAAAACACCACTTGTAGAATCTATTTGAGAACTTATTCTAAGTACTTCTAGTTTCATACCTTTATTCTTGCACTACTTTGTCTGTATTGCAACTATATATTATTAACTTTTTAATACTTGATAGTTGTGAAAACCTTGTTTATCCACTGTGAATGTGGTAATACCAGGTTCAGAAGTTAGTCCTAATGTGTTCTGTACCCACAAAGATCCACCATCTAAAGCAGGAGCTTGTATATGTGTAACTCCACCTTCAGTAAGTATTGATTCGTGATGAAAATGTGCGGATAAGAGTATATCACACTGACCAGCAGGAAGCTTCGCTTTTGCTTGTCTTTCTAGCCATCTATGAGCTTTCATAGAGGCACCACCAGCACCTGTTCTGAATTGATGACCATGAGCAAATGTCATTAAAGTTCCATTTACATCTAAGGTAACTGAAAGATCTTGTTCAGGTATAACAAATTTGATATGCCCATAAGACTTTTTATTTGCCTGAAATACTCTAGCTGCGTTATCTGCAATAACTAAGTCAAAGTTGTCAGCAAAATCTGTATAGGCTTTTCCATTCTTGCGGTTTTCTCCATGATTTCCAGCGACTGAGACACATACAACTTCTTTAAACAAAGGAGCTAATTCTTCTAAGAACTTAACTAATAAGTTTGTACCGAGCATAATTTGATCTCGTTGGTTGAGCTGAACTGAGAAGGTTTGCATCGAGTAGAAGCCATCACAGCCCTCGACTAAATCGCCTAAACATGCGACAATACATTTGTTAAAAGTTATACCTTGTTTTCTTAAAGCTTTAACTCTTTCTTTAGTTTGCTCTATGCCTTCAAGAACTCTTTTAGTAACACCTTCTACACCATCTCCATCTTCTTTTCCAAGTTGCCAATCAGATAATGCTACTAAAAATGTATAATCTCCTTTTTCAGTAGATATCTTTGGAGTTTTCTTTCTTAATTGTTCTACAAGTGGCTTAACATCATAGTAAGGATTAGAACCTTTTTTAACAATGTCAGCTTTGTAGTAGTGCATTCTCTGAACATTTCCTTCTCCCATATTGGTATCCCAACCTCTATAGTTCACTGTATTGTTCAGTACTTCGAATTCTTCGGGATCAAATCCCCATTCAGCTAAATGTTCGTCCCATATCTTTTTACTTGGTTTCTTTTTAGATTTAATCTTGGCTTGCCCTAAGCCTTTTTTCTCATCCCATTCAACGCCTGTTTCTAAACCTTTTTTCTTTTCGGATTTAGTTGTCTCGACATCATTTTGTTTTTTGATTAAATCATTGAGTTCTTCATTAAACTTACCCATTATTAATTTGTCTCCAACGCTTTACTGATGAATCAGAGATAACATAGCCAAAGTTTTTAAGTACAGTTGCTATATTTCTAGCTGAGTAGTTGGTATTTCCAAGTGCTTTTAACAAATCTTCTTTAAAAGTTTTTTCACATTCTGAAAGAATTACATCTATTTTTGATCTAGATACAGTAGTTGTTTTAATTCTTTCTGTTTCGAGTGCTTTTAAGAATGATTTTTCGCCCTGTTGAGCAGCCATTATTCTTCTTCTGAAGTTGTAGGTTGATTACTACCTACGATTTGCTGAATTAAACCATTCAATCTTTTGATTTCAGTATCTCTACTAGCGAGTTCAACTGAATGATTTGCAAATTGCATTTTCATTTCATTAACAATGCCTAATAATTGATTCTTTTCAGCAACTAATGTGTTATATTGGTTAACTAATTGCTGTACTTGGTCTGTAGGCACCGCTTGTTGGTCACTTGTAGGCTGTTTATCTTCTGCCATGAGTTCTCCTTAAGTTCGTTTACAAGGTTAATTGTAGCACAGTACATAGTGCATACAGGTATTTGATACTAAAAATTAGTATATTTTTTACAGCCACACTCACATTTATCATATCCATCAATATGAGCTCTAACTTCCTGAGTAATAGTAGAAGGAGAACGATTAGTAATTCTACTTTTCTGTAGTAGCCTGTATTCTAAGTTATAATTATTGCCCATACTACTATGGTACTACAAAAATACACTCCCCAGGGCACTCTTCGGCTGATTCGACAACAGCGTCCTCTAGGCTTTTAGGCACCTCAGCTTGACCTTCAGCTCCTTGTGGGTTGTTATCTAGTGCAGAAAATACCTTATCGCCTTCTTTTACATAGGCTAATCCATCGTTCTTCATAACGAATACTTCAGGACATATCTCGGCACATAAGCCATCGCCTGTACATAAATCTTGATCGATCCAAACTTTCACTTTAATTTCTTTCTAAATCTTCTTGTTATATCCCTATATCCACCAACAAACTTAGATCTTAGAGCTGTTTGCTGATAAGCATTTGTACCATTATCTTTATCAGTGGCTTCTCTATTTACTAAATTGTAATCGCTTCTTTTAAAAGGTATTACATGAAGAAAAGGAATACCTCTTTTAAGTATAGTATCTCCTTCTCTGTGCCATATTCCTGGAAAGTTTACTTGATGAAAACTATCTGTTTCTACTATTCCTGGAAGCAATGTGTAATTATCTTGTGGGTGTAGTTGAGGTTGCATAAATAATGTTGACCAACCTGGAGGTGTTTTAAACCACCAAGGACTTATAAACTTTAATGGGTGTTTGTAATCATTTTCTTTGAAAGGATAAGTAGGTGCTTGTTGGTAGTTGTGAAACTCTACTATTCCTATATCTAATTGATTATTTTCCCAATGTAATCTATCGTTTTGTTTCTGAATTAATATATCACACCATAAAGGAACGATATATCCTTCAGTTAAAAAATCTATTATCGCAGGGCATTTTTTAACTGTATGACCTGTAAAATCTTTTATCCAATCTCCTATTCTAGGAAATTCGTGTCCTGCGTCAGGTATATCATTTGACATTGAAGAAAACCAATCAGGTATCATTTGACCTGCAGGAACAGGTGGTGCTACTTCCAATAAAGGTTTGTGTGGAGTAATGAACTCTATATTAGGTTTCTTTACTTGGAAAACCATTTACTCTTAATAACTTTCTTAGGTCTTCTTTCTATAGCAGTAGGATAAAGCTCATTAGTTGCTCTTCTATTTTTAGATACATTAGCTATCTGATTCCATTGTCTTTGGAAGTCTTCATTCCATTCTTGGTATTCAAGTTTCACAGGTTTACTAAATAAAAGATTAAACATTGTTAAGTCGTGATTCAAAGTTATTTCTTCAACACTTGTATCCAACCATTCAAAAGCCCAAGATAATCCTCTAGTCCATCCATAAATAGGCATAAAACCCCCTACAGTCGCAATAGGTAAGTTATAAGAAGGGTTTCTATCACTTGGTACAACATCTAGCCAAACTTCAGGATCGTCTGTCAATATCATAAATGGCAACGCTATTTGCATTACAGGTCTATCAGGACTAGCCCAAGCGTCTTTTTCTTCTAAGATAAAATCGTTAAATGGTCCATTATGTTTAACAGCTCCTGTGTAATGTGCGTGTGCTGTATAACCACCATATCTGTTTATCTCGTCAACAAATTGATTTTTCTTTAATTCTATTTTGACATAGCTCCAAGGAAACTTAACTTCGTATAACCTCTCTCTTTGGTATAAAGTTGATACGCAACCATTAGGAGCTTTTAAAAACTTATTAGGAGTTCTAAAACCTACATCAGCCAAGCTATTAGGTGTTTCTTGCCCTGAGTCATTTATAGGTTTTGCAACAGTAAAAACTACTTTAGAAGCACTTCTTCTTATATCCTTCATAGGCTGAGACCATATATTGCCTACATTAGGTATTGGACATTTTTTCATATTATTCCTTGCTCTTTCCATCTTTTTTTATTTGTTTTAGTTAGCCACCTGTACCAACCATGGAACTTAGTTCTTTCAGCAGCCCTGCTTTTATTGTAATAGATTTGTTGTTCTTTATTTCTAGTTGATACTAAATAATTAGGCAGTTCTTCTCTCTTAAATGGTATTACTTGAATAAGAGGCATTCCCTGTCTAAATGTTTTTGTTCCCCTGCCATGATATAAAAAAGGTATATTCATTTGGTGGTAGCTGTCAGTTTCTACAATACTAGGTAGTATTTCTATATCAAGGTTTCTGTGATACCAAGGTTGTGTTATTAAAACTGACCAACCTGGTGGTGTAATAATGTCCCAAGGATTTGTAAACTTTAGTGCAGTAAAATAACTATTTTCAGGAATAGGCATTGAACCTATTGATTTAGGATCGTGTGAAGTTATGTGTTCTATAGTGTCGTCATAAGCGTGCTTATTGTACCAACTAAAACCTTTTGCCTGTGTGTGGTCTATTTTTAAATCTACCCATAAAGGTATGATATAACCTAAATTAAGTTGATCTGATACAGTAGGAC